TCTTTGACCCCGCCTGTCAGCGCATCGACGAGGCTCATTTTGAGCTTATAGCGGACATCTGCGCCTTTTTGCGGCGGAGCTTGGCGTTGTTGAAAGCCGCCGCCGCCCATACCGCCGCCTCTTTGGCCGCCACGCATTCCGCCCATATTCATACCAAAGAGAGAGGAGAACATATCCGCCATATCATCTTGGCCGCCCATACCGCCAAAACCGCCGAAGCCCGTATTCATGCCGCCTTGTGCATTGGCGTGGCGAAAGCCGCCCGCAAATGGGTTTTGCTGCTGACCCGAAGCATCTACCTGCCCCGTATCATATTGTTTGCGCAATTTTGGGTTCGAGAGGAGGTTATAAGCGGCCGTGATTTCCTTGAATTTGGCCTCAGCTTTTGCATCTCCAGGATTCACGTCGGGATGCCATTTCTTGGCTAGCTTGCGATAAGCGGACTTAATCTCTTTATCCGTCGAAGATTTCGCGACGCCAAGTAATGTATAAGGGTTTTTTGCCATGCAGCTTAGATAGGCACAAACGCCCTGTTTTCAACTCGCTAGACGATGATAGTCTTAGATTTTCCGATGCCGCCAATCAAAGAGAGCGGCGTCAGGGTCACAGATATGCCTAAACCCAAGGCAATGGGAAGGCGCGCGGAGGTACCAACAACTGTCATCGCCCCGTCAGTCCAGCGAATTTCGATTTGCGCATTTGGGTCCGCAGCCTCCACATTATCGAGGTTTCGCGGAATCCAGCTTAGCTCTGTCTCATCCCCAAAAGCCTTTGCTTTAACATGCACAACAGAAAGCGGGCGCAGATGGGCGGCAGTATAGGTAAGCTGCGCGGAAACCCCTTCGCGCCCACCTGCCGAGACGTTTATGTCCACATTTTGCCCAATAAAATCGGCATCTATCGGTAAATTCGCGAGTCCCGCATCCAAGGCGACGACCCGCGCGCCAGAGGGTATAACAGATATCATTAAATCATCGGAGTTACTCAGGCCGCGCAGCAGAGTTTTCAGGCGATAGGTGTTTTCAGCAATGAGCTGCACATTTGCCGCGCCGATAATCTCCCATCCTGCCTCGGTTTCTACTGCGAAACGGTTCGCTCCCGCCAGTGTTTCGTCCTCACTCACAGCGAACCACACCCCATTGGGCATATATATGTCGAATTCGGAGACGCGGTCCCAGAGAATTGGCGGCTGATAAGGGAGCGACGTAAGCGTTGCGCCGATTTTAACGGGCGACGCCGTCGTGACGCTCTCCTCGCCGAAGGAAAACTCGGCAGCGCGAAAGGGAGACAGCAAGGCTCCGACTTGCACGCCGTCCATTCCAGGTAAATCAAACCCGATAGCTGCCGCTTCGGAGACCCAAATCGGGTCCGATAGGACCTGAGGATGCGCGGCTGAAATAACGAAATCACGATTTACATTCGGGAGAGCCGTGAGCGCCACATCAGCTTGAACGCCAAGGCTTAGATTTTCCACCTGCCAGAGCCCAGCGGCTTCAGGTAATTTGACGAGCGCTCCCGCCGCAGGGGCATATTGTAGAGGGAGTGAAAGCCTCGCTTTTCGCCGCGAGGGTTCGGATCGCTGGAGCTGTCTTTCGACGATATTCTGGGCCTGTGTTTGGTCCATCACAATGGGTGCTTGCAGCTCTGCTATTCGGACAGTTTCAGCCAGCTCATTGCGCGCGGAAATTGTTGCAATTTGATAGTCCCGCGCAGCGTCAATATAGGTCAATCGCGCATCCCGTAATGACACCATATTATCATCAATCTGAAAGTGAATCGGACCGCCCTCTTGATCGAGTAATCGCGCCGTAGAAATTTCCGTTACAGGCATAGAAGCCCGCGAAGAAAAATGGACTTGTCCCGCCTGTTCAGAGACCGTTAAATCATAAGCATCAATTAGCGGCGAGAGCGCGTCGCGGGCGCGCATTGGCCGATCAATGAGAAAGCCAGAGACTAAGCCTGTGACACTAGAGACATCAGGATTATCTAACCCTGCGTCTTCGCAAATATCCTCGATGACATCTTGCAGAGACACTGCGCCGACACGGCCATTTATCCAATGCCCCCTTTGCCAATTCGCGCCATCAGACCAAACATCTTCGCGTGCTGGAAAATCGGGAAAGGGCCGCGCATCCCACGCCCAGACAGAGGTCGCAGATATATCAATCATCGGCATATTTGTGAGTGTAGAGAGGGGGTTGTTTTTAGAACTCGACCAATAGCCAATTAAAGCTTCAAGATAACGCCGTTGAATGAGGTCATCTCTATATCTTTCTGAATAATAAGGAAAATTACTTTCATCAGATTTACCGTCTGAAAATAAGTTCGGTTGATTAGATCCAAACCCAACTGCGGGGCAGCCGACTTCTGTAAGCCAAAATGGCTTGCTCTGCGGCACCCAATCCGTTGGAGATTGTTCTACGCCGTCAATGCGATTGCGATGCTCACGACTCCACCAATTTCGAATATCTTTATAGCGGTAAATCCACTCTGAAATAGGCGATCTAATTTGCGCATCTCGATCAGATTCAGAGGCATAGAACCAATCATAGCCTTCGCCGCCTTCGATATTTTCAATTAAATAATTCGGCGCATAAATAGTGTCGTAATTTCGTCCATCTAAATGCTCGCCCGCTCGCCAATCAGAGAGCGGAAAATAGGCATCAATCCCAATCGCGGTTATCGCAGGGTGAGACCAAAGTTCGTCCAAATGAAAGAACACATCACCGCTGCCATCTTGCGGATGATAACCGAAATATTCACTCCAATCCGCCGCGTAAGTTAGGCCCGTTTGCGCGCCTAAAACCGCCCGTACATCTCCCGCCAATTGCGCGAGTTCTGTCACGGCTGGAAAGTGATTTTGCGTATCCCGTATTGTTGTTAATCCGACCATCTCTGAGCCAATGACAAAACGGTCCACACCGCCTGCGCGTTTGGCTAAATCCGCATGAGATAGGATGAAGTTTCGGAAGCCTTTTTCATGGCGGAAAAAACCTGCCACATCAGCCGCCTGCCCCGTGATACGCCCCCGCCACGGGAAGCCTTCTGTGTCCATCAAAATGAAAGGATAGAACGTGACACTCATACCCCGTGCCTTAATGGACCTAATCGCCTGTATCAGGCTGGCGTCCGATGGCGTACCGCCAAAATTCGGACGATCTTCGGCGTCTGTGCTCACAACATAAGCGCTGCTGCGGTCCTCGCCGCCAACCTGCCACTCTGCGCCTCTAATATTGCGCATACGCCGTTCAACACCGGGCCGTATCTCGCACTCTGCAATATCCACGGAACTGCCGAACCAAGAGGAGATAATCGAGACATTGCGGCAATTGGGCAGCTGCGCCTGAAGTTGATCTAGCGCGAGTTCTATATCCGCTTTTCCCGAAAGATTATTCATATTGAGCGGGCGCGTTTCGCCGGGGCGCGGGCTTTCCTCGATAATATCAGTCGCATAGGCAAATTCGCCAGACCCCGGCAGCAGGTTCACCGATTGAATGAGGTTTTCGAGCCGTCCCACACGCCGCCCCGACCGAACGACCTCTATATTGAGCTGCGGGAGACGGTTTCCATAGGCGCCCAGCGGAAAATCCTCAAACACCAGATAGGCCGTTCCGCGAAAGGCAGGTGCCTCTGCCCCTTCTGTTGCCGTTATAATCGGGTCAGGCCCTTGATCTTCTGTGCCGCGGTAAACCCGCATATCGACGCCCGCAAGTTCCAACGGTGCGCCATTGGCCCAAATGCGGTCTACCCCTGCGATTTCGCCCTCACACAGGCCAATGGCAAAGCTAATACTATAGCTAAACTCTGTCTGTGTGGGACCGCCGCCTTTACCGCCGACAGGCATTTCCTCGCTGCTTTCGCGGATATGGCTCGCCCAAATCACTTGCCCTGCTAGGCGCAGACGGCCGAAAACACGCGCCATAGGCGCGCCGTCGCGGCTGGTTTGCAGATGAAAACTGTCGAGGCGCGGGCCTTCAAAATTACGCGTATCAAAAGCATTACTGATATAACTTGTCGCTTGATTGATCGCGATGGCACTCGCGGTACGGACAAGGGCTTGCCCACCGAATTGCACGGCAGCGGTCGCAAAATTGGCCATAATGGCTCCTATATGACAGACGGAAAGGCAAAACTGGCGACGTGTCGGCGTTGCCAAAACGGGGCAAAATGGGAGAAAACGACGGATTTGCCCCAATATGCGTGCAAAATACGGTTATTTTTCGCCATCAGGCCGATATGTTTGCATGGCGCATTGGGAGCCATGCGAAAGAGGAGTGCATCTCCCGCTTGCGGGGTAGAAATCGGCGTAAGCCAACGCTGCGCGGCATGAAGCAGCGTCTCCGCACCGCTCTCTTCCGCCCAATCTGGTGTGTAAGCAGGCGGAGTTTCAGGGTCCTCGCCATATATTTCACGCCAAATCCCGCGAATGAGGCCCAAACAGTCAGTTCCGACACCTTTTACACTGGCTTGATGGCGATAAGGCGTATCAATCCAGCCTTCTGCGCAGTGTAAAACCGCCGCGCGGGTCTGTGGATTGCTCATCTGAAACGTGAAGATCCATCGCGCGGGTCGCTTTCGCGGGGGCCAGCGGCCATAGCATCATCGCCGAGTAGATAAGGAAAGCCGCGAAAATTGACCGTATTGGCGAATTGGTCACGGCAAGCGGCGAAACTGCGGGGACAGACTGTACCTTCCGGAAATTCGGAAAGATTGACGCCGCAACGCGCATCGCCAAAGCTGGCGTCGCATTGACGAGAGAAGACGCGGCCCGTGCTGCGGTCCAAGAGACTAGCCTGCCCGAGCCATTCGAGTGAAATGCCCTCGCCCGTCACGCTCACTTCGCCGATGCGGCCTTTAGAGAGCAGCTGCGTCTCGCCGCTGCGCCAATCATGGCGAAATTGCGAGAGCTGCGCACCGTCCAAAATACCACCGCGAATATCTTCTTCTGTAAGAGACGGCGCAATTAAATAGGTTTGAATGCCGCCGCTATCTACTGAGAGGCCCGCACGGATATCACCTCGCGCAGTCTCTGCCGTATGCTGCGGAAGATAGGCCTCACCCTCAAAGACAATGGGTTCATCATGATCGCTGAGATAAAGCGTCTCGCGCGTTGGAATTTCCAATTTCCACAGCGAGCAAAATGTTGTGACCTCACCCATGAGATAAAGCCTCAAAGGGTAAAATTTCGATGAGCGGAATATCTTGGATTTGCGCGGCGCCAAAATCATCAAGGACAATATCGAGAGACTCAGAAGTGAAGCGTACGGGCACATCAAATTCAAATTCTGCGCGAATGATTGCGCCCGCATTTGGCGGGATTTGAAATTGAATTATCCCGCGTTGATAGTCGACAGATACAGGCCTCTCAATGTCATCAACAAAGACTCTAACCGTGTCTTCAACAGGTTTTGTAATAGGCCGTACATAAAGATGGGGTTCCGCGCCGTAGCGTTTAATTAATTCAAAATTTCTTTGCGCCCCATCACCAATTCCAATTGGATTATCCGCAGAATTATCTAAAGGGTCACGAAATCGAAATCCATACAAAGGTCCATTTCTAGATTCATAAAAATCAAGTAATTCAATAACTTGTTTACGAGACTTCAATCCTGAGATAACATTATATTGCCGTCTAGAATGACGTGTTTTTGCATTTCGCGTCTCACTCCCATTCGCGAATTGTAAAATCTCTGTAGGCCGAACAGGTCCGCCTCGCGTTCCAAAAGCAAGATGTAATGGGAAGCGTACATCATGAAAACCATTTGTACTTTCTGGCATTTATCTAAGTCCTAATTTCGGTTTTGCGCGCGGCTGATCGCCTGCGCGATTTGGGAGGCCATCTGTGCGGAACTGGCCGAGGGCGTAGAGGATTTTCCGCTCGCCGCAGGCACGTTTAAATTCACTGTAACGGGCGCAGACTTGCCCGAAACACCGCCCGCAATCGAAGAGGTCAGCGCGGAAACTGCGCCTTGTAGGGGCGCCGTAATCAGCTCATTCACCGCAATCCGCGCAAGGTCATTCAAGACGGATTCCGCCAAATTATTAAAGGAGAGTTCACCCGTTTGCGCCGCCCGTTCTAGCGAGCCTGCAATGCGTTGTCCCGCCTGTTCAAAGGCGTCTGCCAGCGCATCTGCCGCGTCGCGTGCAGGGCCATTTGCAAAGCCGTCCAGCGCATCCGCCGCTTGATCTAACTCATTCATTTTCGTCTCCAGCATCAGGGTAGGATTTCAAAAGTTCGGCCAATGCAGCGCTATCAAAACCACCGGTCTTCACACCGCTCATCAGCCTAAGCCAATCGCGCAGAGGCATGGCCCAAAACTCGGAAGGTGAGAGATTAAAGCGCCGAATGGCGATCTGTTGCCACGCATCGAAAGGCCAATCTTTCATGACGTGAGCCCATCTGACATGACCGCGCTTAAGGTCGGCACAAGGGCCAAAAGCTCTGTCTTTGATAAGTCTTCGGCGGGACGCGGCGTTGCCATCGCTTGCAAGATAAGGGTCCAATCGGCGGCGGCGGCGCGGCGCAATCTCGCCGCCAATTCCGTTGGCGAGCCTGCCTCTAAACCGCTCGCCATTTCCGCAAGCGCCGAGAGACTAAGCCGCAAACGCGTTGGCACACCTGCAATGACGACGCGGCGGTCCCCAATACGAAACTCGCTCATAGAGCGGTAAACTCAGGCACGCCTGCACTGGCGAGGCTGAGTTCAAATTGCGCTTCGCCATTATAGCTCCCTGCGTAATTTAGCCCCGTAATCAGGAAACTCCCGTCAATCATCCCGAAACTGGGAATTATAAAACGGCAATCCTGCGCAGATTGTTCGAAAAAGGCGGTTCGGATGAGCGCGTCCGAACTTGCATCGCGAAAGACGCCCGTGCCTGAAATCTCGGCAGTGCGCATCCCTGCCCCCGGCAAAAGCTCTTTCCAGCCCTGCGAGGCCGTATCGGTGACATCGACAGGCCGCGCGTTGAGCCGAAGCGTTTTCGTCCGCAGCCCCGCGACGGTGACGTAGATTCCCGCTTCATTCTTAATCTTCAGCAGCATATCGCCGCCTCTTTGGGCGCTCATGAGGCGTCTCCGTCTTTAGCTTGGGTGATGAAGGACAGCCGCAGCAGCCCATGTTGGGTACGCCCATCGGGCGCGCGCAGCACATCGGAATAAATCGCGGTTGCGCTGCGGATTTCGATGTCGCCCGCTGCCGTGAGGGCATCCGCCTGCAAAGCATGGCTGGTTTGGCTCAACAGGCTCAGCACCTCGGCGCGCCCCATATAACGCGACCAAAGATGCAGCGTCATTTGGTGGCTGGCGAGCGGTGTATCGTCCGCGCCAATATCTTCGCTGCGCAGCGACCCATAGGTCAGATAGGGATAGACGGGGTCTTCTGGCGCAGCGTCGTAAAGGCGCGGCGGCGCATCTGTCGTCCCCCCTAACGCAAAACGCACGGCAGGATTATCCCGCAACACAGCATGGACGGCTTTGGCCAAAGCTTCGGCTTGCTGACTCATACTCATTGGCTTTCCTCTTCACAGATAAGGTGCAGCCGCTCGCCCCGCGTATCGGGATCGCTGGCGGCGACGACGCGCAAGATGCGGCCCTGCCAAACAAGGCGTGCGCGTTCGGGAAATGACGGGCGGTAACGAATGGCGACGAGATAGGTCTGGGTGACAGAGAGACGCCCATTCTCTCGCGTTTCAGACAGAGCTTTTGGCCGAATGCCTGCCCAAAGCGCGCGGACAAAGGTCCAGCTCGTGACGGTGCCGCCCAAATCATCGGCGGTCGTTTCGGGCGTATAGAGCCCGACGCGGTGGCGCATCTGTCCAATCATAGCCGCACCCCGCGATAAGGCTGAATAAGGGCATCCACCATCATCGGAAATCCGGGAGGTTTTGGCCCCGAATGATTTTCACCTCGAAATTCATAGAGATGGGCGACGAGGAGCAGGAGTCCTTGACGTAATGGAGTTGGGATGTCTTCGGGCGTTTCGCCAAATCCTGCCGTGAAATCAACGGTGATATCGCCCACCGCATCAGTACGCACCAAGACAGGCCGCGCCCGTAAATTTGCGTCAATCGGCAGCACCTCGCCGCCATGGCTCACCACCTTAATCGAGTGCACGGGATAGCGGTTGAGATAGACACCTGCAGCCGTACTGCATTTCACGAGACGCTGCGCCCGCGCGATGAGGCTCACCCCGCAACGGTCTTCTATCTGGCGCGCGGCGCTATCAATTAAATCTAAAATCAACCCATCTTCATCGGGATGATCCACCCGCAGAAATGTCTTCGCCGCATCGAGTGACACGGCAGGATTGGGCGGCGGGGACAGGTCAGTCAATGTCATGGGAACTCCAAGAGGTTTGAGGGCATAAAAAAAGCCCGCCTGAGGCGAGCTGGATAAGTTGGAATAATTCTGTTATGTATCGATCTGAAACCGATGTTAGGTGAAAGTCAGAAATATGAATTGGCCTGCTGTTAGAGCTGGATATACCTCGGCGTTTTTACTCATGATTCCGTTCTTTTTAGGATTAGCGTGGGCACTGAGTAACGAAAGGCATGGACTCTTAATGCTCTTGTTATTTGGCTGGCTTATTTTCGGGAACATAGCGTTCTTCAAAGCTTACAAGAAAAAGAAAAATAGCGTCTCTAGTAAATCTTAGGAACGTTGTTTGGATAATGGCGCCGAACCGCAAAACGGTTCGGTTCCTTGTCAATCGACTTCATCGATTGCCTACGACACACGCAGCAGCTTAATCGCCTCTGCATCCTGCACACCGCCGCCGACACGTTTCGTTGTGTAGAACAAGACGTAAGGCTTGGCGGAGTAAGGATCCCGCAACACTCGCACGCCTTGGCGATCGGCAATTAGATAGCCGCGGCGGAAATCACCGAAGGCGACGCAGGCCTCGCCGCCGCCAATGTCGGGCATATCTTCCATCTCGACCAGCGGATAGCCGAGCAAGGTGGACGGCGCGCCGGCCGCGACAGACGGCTGCCAGATATAATTGCCGTCCGCGTCTTTGAACTTCCGCACCGCATTAATCGTGCGGCGGTTCATCACGAAGCTGCCATTAGACCGATAGCGAGATTCAGGCGAATAGATAAGATCAATGAGGCCGTCCGTATCAAAGGCAGGTAATTCCAAACTGCCTAAATCTGGAGAGGTGAGGAAGCCGCGCGGTTTATTCACGCCGTCGCCGCCGACAAATGCCGCCGTTTCCTGCGCCGAGAACACATCGCGGACTTCTTCGGCCAGCCAAGCATCGACATCGGCGACGCTATCATCCAGCAAAGCCTGCGTCGCGGCGGGCATGGCGTAAAGCTCGCCTGTTGGGAAATCGACGAGTTCCAAAGTCGGCGCTTCGGTTTCCACACGCGGGTCGGTTTCGCCCGCCCAACCTGACTGCGCGCCAGAGGTGCTAATCGGCTTGCGAAAAACGCTCGCGCCAATCGTGCGAAGGGTCGCGAGGCGGCGCATGGGCGAGGTTTCAGCCAGCACCGTATCGATGCGGGTCTCTGTTTCAATGGGCGCGATGAGGCTGCCATCTGCATCGGTAGACATAAGGGACTTGCCCTCAAATGCAGAGGTTTCGCCCGTGCGAATGAAG